CTTAAATTTTTCAGTAACGACTATTTTTGAGCTAATGCCATTCCCACAAACGACGCAATTTTCACACTCTATATGACTTTCTGCCATTTTTCATTTTCCTTTCTCAAAAAAATAACCGACAGCCAAAGACTAAGAATTATTTGCTTTCTGCACAAGTTTTACATTTATCGCTCATTTTAATACCACTCCATATCTTTTCATTTTAATTGCGTAATGCTGTTGGCATAAAGCCCTGCCACAAGTTCCACCTTGAGGCCACTTCCTTTTGCATCTGCGACCTTTTATTGTTAAAGCCTTGCATCTTCTATCGCTCATTTTCCGCTCTCTTTCTTAGTGTTCTGGCAATTCTGGCAAGCAGGACAAGGCATATCTGTTTGACTTCGCTCATTTTCTTAGTACTCCATATTTTAATGCGAACTCTGGCTGGTTAAGAATAGGAGTATAGTGCTGCCAACAAACAGCCCTGCCACAAGTTCCCCTTTTGTTGCCAGACCTCATTTTTATTCTCCGGTTTTTAAAATATACCCCGTTTCTGGATTATAGTCGTGCTTGCCGTTGTTTTGCTTGCTCCATAATTCCTCGCTAATCAAAGCGGGACATTCTATCTGTCCAGCCTCAACCGCAATCAACAAAGCCTTTTGCCTGTCAACAAACTCACCAGTATCAGTCATAAATCCAGCTTCTATATGTGGGTCTATTGTATGGTATTTAGCGAAACATTCTGCGTGATGTTTCCCTGTAAAAATCCTATGTGGCGGATTCTTTTCTCTAATCGCTGCGTGAGCTATTTTCATTTTTCATTTTCCTTTCAAAAAAAATGCTGATAGGCAGGATTGTTTCATTACCTGCACACAGGCTTGGTAGCCCGTAAGCATAAATTCATACGCCCGCGTCTTATTTCGCCACTACCAGCACATTCACTTTTCAACACCGCCCGCTTAACCCAAATTAACGGGCGGCTCGCCTTTACCGACACAGGTAAGGGCTTTATTAGTAAGTTTTAATTTTCCCTTGGGGGATTCCCTGTATCTTTTCTGGGATAATTTTCTTTTTATCTTATCTCTCATATAAACCCCCTCACTTCGATTTTAAGACCTTAAAGGCTGGGAGGCTTCCAATGTACCACCCAGCCGAGATAACTCAACCTTGCCCCCAAAACTGCCTATTGCCGGGGCTAATTCGGGGATGGTTAAGCTGACATCTTCTTAAATGCGATGACATGCTCTTCGTTGGCCATAGCATATTGTGTATCACCGATGTCTATTTTTGCAAGACTGCAAGCATTGATATACACGATGTCTCCGGCTTTAACTGAGCATGGGATTCTGTTTCCATCTGGGCCAATCTTGCCCGGCCCGGTCAACTGGACGATACATTCTCTCAGGGCTAAGGCCGGTATGGAGTCCTTGGCACTCTCAGGAAGTACCAGACCACCCTTAGTGGTATTGGTTGTCGAGACTTCCTTTACGATGATTCTGTCAAACAAGATATTCAAATTTGCTAAACTGTTCATGTACTCTCCTTTATTTTATACGGTTAATTCTTTCAAGTATTTCCAACGCTTGTTGGACATTTTTTAACTTAACTGCCAATTTGTACAAATCCTCAAGACGACTTGTATATTCCTCTCTTGTCATTGGTTTAAAGTCGTTGTCGCTGGTAATTGTTACTGTAAAATCGTTCATACTATTTCCCTTCATACTTGCTAAAACAACATTTTTTAAACTTGACCGGCTTACCATCCGGTTTAGTCTTTCCACAAACACATGGTTGATTCCGCCCCACTTGGTGGCAGAAGTTCTTAGTCAGGAAATAAACTCTCTTCCTTTTCTTGTGTAAAAGTCCAAAGATACTTCCCAGACAACCCAATAAAAATTTTGTACTAAACATCATTCTATCCTTTCAAAATCTTCCCTTGCTTTTTTTATCAGAGTCTCCAACTCAAATATCAACTCTTCCACTACGGCTTTTAAGTGAAACCTTTTTTCCCTTGGTGGTAAAGCTGCCTCAGCCTCAATACTAATCAATTTCGATGTCCTCAACTCATAACTATACTCATAGGATAAAATTTTACCATTGAATCTCCTATGAATGGGATACTTCATAGAAAATTCTTCCAGCGTCATGCCATCAGTCATCGAGCACCTCCTTAAATATAAAGTTAATACCTACCTTACTGTCAGGATACTTATCAAGAAACACTGCCTTGAAAGATTCCACTAATTCATTCCAAGCCATCAACTCACTCATTGTGCAGTCAACCTCCGGCTTATTGTGAAGAAGTATGCACAGCACATCCTTAATCTCTATTGTTTTTTTCATACCCTCTGTCATATCTCATTGCTCCTTTTCTTATCTCTTGGTTAATTAGCACCATCAAATCTCTTTTTACATTTTTCAATACTCCCCGTTTGTTATTAAGAACCACTACAATCTGTCGGGCTGATTTGCTCAGGGGGTACTCCAGCAATAAATCAATGGAAACAGCAGACTCGTCTTCTGACGATATTAACACCCAATCGTAGTCAATACAGTGCGTCTCGTAGAAATCCTCAATCTCATCAATCATCTCTTCTATTTTAGCTTTAAATGTCATGGTGCACCTCTATTTCTAAAACAACCTCTTGTCCATATTAAGAAGTCTATCACATTAAGCGGCATCAGCACATACTGCTTTGAGTGGTAGAAAATGGCCATCCACAAAAATTGAGCGAATAGTGCCACAACACATCCAACGAATCTCTTCTTTCTTTTGGAAGATGTTATGTTGTACCTGACTACCAACTCCACGCAGATTGTTATTGCATAAAAAATGTTCCACCACATAATTAACCTGCATAGCTTTCACAAATCTTAATGTCCACTAAGAATGGTACAGCCAGATTTATAACTGATTCCATTACTTTCTTTTTAGCTTCCAGAACCTCTTGAGCAAATTCTTTTTTCACCTCAGAAATGCAATCGTCATGTACCGTAAGGACTAATTTAGCATCCCACTGCGGATTTTCTAAGTATAGTTGTCTCAAAGCAGATAATGTTAATCTAAGAAGGTCTGCACAGAAACCCTGAATCTGAAAGTTGAAACCCTGACGTATAGCTCCATCGTCTATTTCAGTGAACCTCCTTCTTCTACCGAAATAATTTTTAACATGGTGACTTCTAAATAGTTCCTGCCTGCATTTTTTTATAGACTCCCTAACTTTTGGGTATGCTTTGAAAAATCCATCCAGCCAAGCCTGTGCAGTTTCTTTTGAGACTTTATTATTCTTGGCAATTCCATAAGCTGTGCTTCCATACACGATGGGGAAGTTTATTCCATTTTTTCCAATGTGTCTTTCCTCTTTGTATTGCTTCTTTGTCTCGTTATAATTTTCATTAGTTTTAATGATGTAGTCATCACAGATGCCAAGATTCAAACATGAGTTGGCTGTGAACAGATGCAGGTCTTTTCCCTTACGAAAAGCATCTATTAAATTTTTATCCCCTGTCAGGTTAGCAAGCTGTCTTAATTCCTGACTCTCATAATCTGCTGTAACAAATGTGTACCCATCTTTTGCTACAAACAGTTCTCTGATATTAACCAAATCATCTTTTGATAATTCTCTGGGTATATTCTGAAGATTTGGCTCACTGGAACTCAATCTTCCTGTTCTTGCAACACAGTCATTAAAAGATGTTCTAATGCGGCCATCCTTGCAGATGTGCCCCCACATTGGGGATATGAATGTATTTAGTAGCTTATCTGCCTTTCTAAATTTTAAAAGATATTCTATAAACTTGCACTTATCCTTGTGGGGTTCAAGAGCATCTGATGTAGTTGACGGTTGCCCATTAGGGTAGGTTTTACTTGGTTCAGTTCTGGGTAGTTTTATTTTAAACTTACCCTCAATTATTTTCGCAACCTGCTCATCACTGTTAAGATTCATGGGAGATGATGTAGTGGTAAAACCAAACAAATCTTTCTCCTCTTTCATCTTCAGTCCTATGGATTCAATCGCCAGTATTTGATACTGCTGCATCTTAGCTGTAATGGTATCTTCAAAGTTTTTCAACTTATTTGTATCAATGAGTATTCCATTTTTATACATGTCCAGCAAGACTCTCTGGAAGGGCATCTCAATTTCGTAGAAGAGTTTATCAAGTCCTTGTTTTGTCAGTAAAGGCATCTCAAGTTTATATAACTGCCAAGTCCAAATAGCATCATTGATAGCGTAGTTCTTAAATCGTTCAGAATCAAGTCCAAACTTTATTGCATCCTTGTACTCAAAGATTTCAGTTTGGGGTATTTTTAAAACCCTTGCTGCTAATTTCTTTAAGCCACAACTTGCATTTTCATTTAACAGGTGAGCGGCGGTTTGGGTGTCGAAAATTTCACCAGAATAGTCTATCTCATAGCTTTTAAGAACTCTCAAATCGAATGGGGCATTCTGCATGATAAGGAGATTGACCCTTGTCCCCAACACTGTTCTCAAGGCATTTAATAGTAAATCAAATTCTGGATTGTCATTAAGGTTGACATACAGTGCAGCATCCTCAGTGCAGAGAGAGTATCCCTTTATTTTACAATCATATTCAAGGCCAGTAGTCTCTGTGTCCAGAGATAGTTTAGCATTGAGGGGAATATGCACCTGCATCCACTCAAGAACAGCACCGTATGTATTTAAGAATGATTTATTGATTGTCACTGTTATCCCCAATACTGTCATTACCATCAATATCCCCATCATAATCTACCAGATGCGTCAATCCCTTACGAGCAACCCCTTGAGGCTCTTTATAAATTTTATGTCCCGGCTCACACTCCGTACAGAAAGAATCTAAGACTCGTTCTGTTGGCACTCTTATTGCTTCCTGACAGTGCTGACAAAATGCCCTTGCAAACCGAGAGTTTGGAATTTTGTCCCCGGCTCTGGTGTTATCCAGCATACAAACCAATTCCCCATTCTCATCTATTTTTGTTGTACCCATACCTATTTCCTTTAAAAATATACCCTTCCCAACCTTATTGTAACTTACTTTCCACAAGAAAGCAAGTAATAAAACAGCATGTAAAAATTAAATCTTTTTCATTGTGGGTATTGTATCACAAATTTGAATTTTAGTCAAGAAAAAAATAAAATAAATTTTACTACTCTAAATGACTGCAAGCAAAGTACTTGCAAAAATTATTTGTAATAATTAAATTTTTTATCAATATAGCTTGACTTTGGGATATATTTATGTTACAGTAGGGTTGGAGGGGATGTGTTTTATTCTTTTAAAGGTAAGTTATAAATGGAAAGAACTTGGGACAAAATAGACGCTGATGCGGAGAGAGAGGGAGAAGCCCTACAAAGAAGTAAGGGTTACTCTCCAACCAGACCCAATATACCTTGTTCCTTTGGACTGCCCAAGAGGATATTTGATACAGATAAATGCCATCGCATTGAGTCTTTAAGTGTGCCAGATTATGTTAGATGTAAAAAAGCTGGGGACTTAAAGAGGCAGTAATTTACAGTGAAAATTTCTGAGGCAACTCCCTATTTTGGATTGGTAATACCAGTCGTTAGGGGGTTGCACCTCTGAAAGTTATATTGTGAGAAATAACAAATACTGTCGGAGTTGCTGGAAGCGACAAAGTAATTTACTTGTATCACTATTATCAAGAAATAGTGAGCAAGTATCCTCCATATTTATTGCAAATAGTAAAGAGTTGATGGATGTGAAATGTTTTGTTTGCAGGGGTTGTAATGGGGGTAAGGGAAAGATGGACGATGAAATTTGGGCCAGAGCCAGTAAAATAATTAACCAATACTGCAACGGCCAGATAGTTATTTAAAAAATTAACAGTGGAGTGGTGAGGTGTGAAAAACAGCAGCCACAGTACAAATGCGTGTAAGGTATGTAGTTGATGGACGAGCGATGACGGCGGACGGGCTTGAATGGATTAAAAATACTTGGCCCATTACCGGCTTGGCGGGCATACTCATAAGTGCTGGGACGGAAACCAACTTTTATGACTGTGCCCAACTTGTTGACTACAATACAACAACATGGAATGTTCTACCCCTGTGATTATAAATCACGAGTTATCAAGATAGTTCTTATCTTGAGTATGAACCGTTCTAAACGGACTATAACGACTATAACGACTATAACGACTAAATGAGTAATTATGCCAAGATGGGACGAAAAAAAGAAGAAACGGGTCAACGCCATCAGGAAAGATGCAAAATTTGATAAAGTGGAGGTAGTTCCAGTAGTCCGCTCCTTGGTTGGCCTTGGTTTTAAAGAAGTCGAAATTGGAATTATTCTTGGCGTGGAGGAATCAACCCTCCACTCTTGGAAATCCCGCTACCCCAAATTATTTGAGGCCAATGCAGAGGGTAAGCAGATAATGAAGGGACTCCTATGTGCCGAGATGTTCAGGGCCGCTTGCGGTTACGACTATATTGAAAAGGATGAGACCTTCCGGGATGTTGCTGTAAAAGACGCTGAAGGTAATCTTACAGGAGAAATGGTTAAAGTCCCGGATAAGACTGTAATACACACAAAGCATCAAAACGGAAATGCAGAGCTTCAGAAATTCCTTGCAAACAACCTCATGGGTGAGACCTTCCCACGCTCTCAGACACAGGTGGAAAATAATATCATCACACTGATTGGTAGCGTAGAGCCGGAGAGAATTAAGCTGTTCGCCGGGAAGTTAATTGATTTGATAGAAGCTCCCAGAAAACAGGTGGAGTCTCAGGAAATAATTAAACCAGAACCAGAGTTAAAAGAGTTACCCACAGATGAATTTGGAAACCCTACTTAGCAAGATTCCCAAAGACATTGGGGGAAACCTGTCGTTCCGAATGAACCTACATGAGTTTCTTGCAAAAGATTCTGGAGCACAAAAGGAATATGTCTCTTTGTGCTTGAGCAATCCGGTCTTTGCGTATGATACTTTATTTTGGACACTGGACGGCAGACGTGCACCGGGCATGAGAAATCTTCCATTTATTTTACGACCCCAACAGGAACTCGTTGTCAACACCCTGAAGAAGGGTATGGATACAGGTGAGGATGTTGGTGTTAATAAAAGCAAAGAGGAAGGGGCGACAGAATTAGCCACAAAGTTTCTTTCATTATTGACTTTATTTGTCCCTGAGAGTAACTTTCTGGTTGGCTCACGAACAGAGGACTTAGTTGATAAGACAGGAGAGCCAAGTACCCTATTTGCCAAAATTGATAGTGTGTTTGATAAACTACCAATGTGGTTGCGTTCCAAGTTGCACATAGAGCGAACATTTAAGCATTTGAAAAATTTGGATATTTCTTCCACCATTGATGGTGAGGCAACCAGTGAAAACTTTGGTGTTGGTAAAAGAGCCACCGGAGTTATGTTAGATGAATTTGGTTTAATTGAAAAAAGAATAGCAGATGAAATAGCTGATAAAATTGGAGATGTCAGTAATTGTGTTATATATAATTCCACACACTGGTTTGGAACAGGACATACTTTTTACAAAGTTCTTCAAAGAAAAAATATCCTGAAAGTTTCTCTTCCGTGGTATTTAAACCCAGAAAAAATTCACGGTCTTTACAGAACTCCTGAAGAGGGTGTGATTGAGTTGGTGGATGAATCTTATTACAGATTGAACTACCCAAATTTATTTCAGTATATATGAGATGATGTAAATGGCAATAACCTTTAAAATAGATAAACTTCCAGAGGCGTTAAAAAAACTTTTTGTGGCCGATGGGAACAAACGCTATCCGGGAAAAGAACGCTCTCCTTGGTTTGATAAGGAAGAGGAAGATAGAAGCTATCGAGATGTCAGCCAAAATATATGGATGAATCCAAGTGGTGCTGCTAATCAGTTCTTTGACCCAGTGGTTATTGAGAAGATACGGGGCACAACAATAAAAGCTCCAAAATATACCGGTACTTTAAAATTTGATTATACTAATTCCAGTGTGTTTGGTCCAAGGATTAGTAATGTTACTCTTGTTTCTAACCCCAGAGGTAATTTTAGATGGTGGGGTGAGCTTGAGGAGATTAAAAATGTTCTCCGACCCAATCAGCTTCACAATTATATCATTGGAAGTGATATTTCTTTTGGTACTGGTGCTTCAAATTCGACTGCGATGATAGTTGATAGGAACACAGGTGAACTAATCGGTGAGCTCGTTACCCCGGATATGAGGGTGGATGAATTTGCTGACGTTGTCTCTGCTCTTTATTTCTGGATTGGTGGTGCAAATGCTCCATTTGTTATATGGGAGCGAACTGGGGGTCACGGAATTAACTTTGGCCGCAGAATAATGGAAAATGGTGTTACAAATGTCTATACCAAAACCACTGAGACAGGTAAGACGAGAAAACGTCAACAGGTGTATGGTTGGGATAATACTGGTGGCCCAAATGGGACTAAAGGTGATTTGCTTGAGAGATTGGAGATAGCTCTTAAAGAGGGTTTAAAGGATAAGCATGAGCGAGCATATTTAATAATTCATTCTGAAGAAGTTACAAATGAGATGGATGGTTATATTTTCTATTCTTCTGGTGAACTTGATTCAAGTGAAAGTATTGACCAATCATCCGGTGCTCGAAAAAGACATGGTGACAGAATAATTGGGGTTGGGTTGTGTGTTTTAGGAATGCTTGACCAGCCTGTTTCGGATGAAACTTTAGTAAGAGAGCCCCCGTATGGTTCTCTGGCTTGGAGAATGTTACAATCCAAGATAGAGGATGAAAAACTAAAAACTGGACAATGGCAAGACCCACCCAACATGAGTACTCGGTGGAGTTAAAATTGGAAAGATATAATGGCAAACGGCGAACTATTAAACAAATCAGTAGCTAACACAGTAGTTGGTGCAATACATGATGGTATTGCAAGATGTGATAAGGTCTGTGAAGCTCCACTAATGAAGCGTAAAGAACTCCTTGAGGAGTACGCTAATGGGTGGTATGGTAGTACGAAGAATGAAAATTACCGATGTCCAATCAACATGATTTCAAGGGCTATAAACATTCTCCTACCATTACTTGTGAACAAAGACCCGAAAGCAATGACTTCGGCAAGAATTGCTCAGCTAATGCCCTATGCGGATACTCTTCGTCTGACTATTAACCACTTAATAAAAAAGATTAAATTGGGGCAGACATTACGCATCGGAACATTGGATGCCCTGACGTATGCCGGTATTTTTAAAACCGGAATAGCTCCCGGAGGTGACGGAATAAAGGATGCCTTTGGGGTAACCCATGATGCCGGGCAAATTTTCTGTGATGTAATTTACCCGGAGGATTATTTTTTTGACACATCTGCAAGACGAAAAGAGGAATGTGATTTTGAGGGTAATTGGTTTTATGTTCCCGTTGACTATGTTTTGAATAGTGGGCTATACGAAAATTATGACAAAATAAATGAATCTTATATTGCTTGGGCTAAAGCATCTCCAAAGGAAATATCTGAGGGTGGGAGTAATGCGTTTTTAAATACCTTCAAACCCTATGTAAAACTCGCCGAGGTGTATATTCCATCGGAGAACATTTTAATAACTATTCCAGAAAAGGGTAAGGGGGATAAACCCCTTAGAGTTGTTGATTTTAACGGCCCAGTAGATGGGTGTTATGACATCATGAGTCTTTCCACTTTTCCTGAGAGTGTTATTCCAATAGCCCCCCTGTATGAAGGACTTGATTTACATTATTACATAAACATAATGGCTCGTAAAATGGCCCGTGAAGCTGAAGCTGCAAAAACTGTATTCCCCTATGAGGGCAATGCAGCAGGGGATGTGGAAAATATCCTTAGTGCGAAGCACATGCAGACTATAAAAGTAAATAACATAAATGCTTTCACTACCCTTAAACTTGGGGAGATTGACCCATCTCAGTATCAGTGGATTGCTTTCCTGAAGGGTCTTTGGGGTGAAGCTCCTGTCAATATGCCAGTAGTTGGTGGCATGAAGTCTGCTGCTCCCACTCTTGGTCAAGAACAGATGTTGATGACAAATGCCTCGGCAAATCTGGATGATATGATTCAGGCTGCACACAACTGCACAAAGAGTATCCTACATAAGATGGCCTACTATATTTTTACTGACCCCCTTATGAACATAACAGTATCGAAGAGGATTCAGGGACTTGGTGAAATACCCGTAAGTGTTACAGCCGACACAAGAGAGGGTGATTTTTGGGATTACAACTTTGAAGTTGTTCCTTATTCCCTGTCTCGACAGAGTCCACAGATGAGGATGCAGAAGTTGATGCAGGTTGTGACGGGATTGATTTTACCAACTATTGATATTGCCAAAGAGCAGGGTGTAATAGTTGATATTCCAAGATTGATTAAGGAAGTCACAAAGGACATGGATTTGACAGATGGAGAGATTGATTCCATCTATCAAAATGCTGTAACTATAAATAATGACCTTGGCCCTTATCAACCGTTAAAAGGTCAGGTTTCAGGTATTGGGGATAGGCAAGGTGCTTCCCCAGCAAGTCGTCAAGAAAATCTTAATCAACAGCAAACCCGTTCAGCGGGGCAATCAAGTCCAGCCAATACTGAGGCGGGAAAACAGGTAGCAGTTTAAAAAACATTTAAAGGGAAAATAATATGTCTTGGTATAAAAGACTAATAGACAAAGTAAAGGCCTCCTACGCCAAACGAGTTGAGAAGGATGCCTCCGAGGAAAAAGAATTTAAAACCGCCAGAACATCTCAGATTGAAAGTCAGCTTAAAGCGGCTGGATTAAGTGATGAACAAATAAAAAAATTAAGGGGTAAGTAATGGCTGCTGAATATCAGGTATCTGTAAATGCGTTTGTGAATGGTCTTGGAAAAGGTACGGAGAAGAAAAACATATTCACTGGAAGTGTTGCCCCAGAAGTAACCTGTGGTACTGAACAGCAAATGCAGGAAACTGCGGATGTAGCTGAAGCCCTAAATGTTGGTGCTGTGGATACTATTCTTGGTGTGTGGATAAGGGCCATTGATAACGACTTAGCCGTGGACACATCCTATGTAACCACATTTAATGCCGAGTTAGTTATACCAGAGGGTGAGGCACATTACTTCAAGCCCAGTGGTACTATCTGGGTAAAAAACAATACTGCCTTGGATAAATGTACTTTTGAGTATTTGGTGATAGGGGTGCAGGATTAAGGGGAATACAATGTATCATTGTTTGTCGTGCAAAAAAGAATTTGACAATAGCCTAATAAATGATGAGGACTTTGAGTTTGTTGGGAAAAGAGGCCATGAGAAAATTCTCTACAATCAAAAATGTGATGGTTGTGGTGGAGAAATTGCGTCAGGACATTCCCCGGACGATACAGGGGTAAATGTCTGTTCAGACGGAGACTTCCACCCGTATTTTTCTCCTGACTTGGGTATATATGTGGACAGTTCCAAAACCCTAAATGACCATCTTAAAAGTAAGGGCATGGTAAATTTGCAGGAATCCAAGGAATACAGGGAACATGCAGCAATGATGCGAGAAAAGGTTATGCAGTCTCCAAGTATGCGGGGAGTAACATGAAAAAAAAATGTAAAATGAATTTTCCAACATGTACACTCATGTTTATTATTTTGACTGTGCTCGGAATAATGGGGGCAGTAATTGATAAGCCCGGCATAAAGGCCACCCAAAGTTATAATGTCCTTGTGGAGGGTATAGTTGAAGCCAACGGGGTATTAACAGAGTATTGGATTGGCAGCGGGGTTGTAATAAGTGAAGATGGGAATGTAGTTACTGCCAAGCATTGTGTGGATGGGGCTACAAAGTTAAAGATTACATTGCAGGACGGCTCATACTACTATGTTACTAAGTATTTTAAAGATAAGTATGCAGATATAGCTATCATTGATATTCCCGGAAAAGATTATAAGTTTGCCAGTATTGGTGATTCAGATACCATAAAGTCAGGGGATAGATTACACAATGTTGGGAATGCTGAAGGAATTTGGGAGAATAGTGTACTATGGGGTGTGGTCTATAAGAACCACTTCACAAGGTATATCTACCTGAACACAGAACTTATATTTTTGAATATGAAAGTATTTGGTGGTTGTTCTGGTGGTGGACTTTATAGGGGAGTCACCCTTTACGGAATAGTTGTTATGGGGGATGGTGTTAATGTTACTTTAGCTGTACCATCAAATGCTGTAAAAAATTTGTATAAAAGATATTTAATGGCAACGGATTTAGAAAGTATAGCAGATTATTTTTTAATGAATTAAGAGATGGAACTCCAAAAAGAATAACCTACCTCTCTCAGAATAGGGATGTTCCCTGTGTGATAGAGAAGCATATATTGGAGAATTAAAATGTCGGACGAAGTAAAATCAGAAGTTACAGAAGAAGTTGTTGCAGAAGTAGAATTATCAAGTGATGAGGCCATCATTGATAGGGGTGAGGAAGTTAAGGCTATTGATGCCATCATTAACCCACCCGCAGTAGAGGAAAAAGAAGAAACAAAGGAAAAAGAAACAGAAAAGAAAGCAGTTGAGGGAAAAGTCGAAGAAGATACGGAGAAGAAATCTGACGCAGGTGCTAAAGTTGAGGAGAAATCCGATACTACTGGCAAAGTTGCGGAAGAACTTTCTAAACTGAATCTACCCCCACGTCTTTTACAAGCTGCTAAACGTAACCATCTTACTGACCAAGACGTTTTGGATTTGGGAGATAAGGCCGAAAAAGTTTTATTCAGATTTGCAGAGAGTTCTGATAGAGTATCAGCAGAACTTGGTGAATTGGGAAGAAAACTTAAAGAGAAGGCTGCACTCACATCACCAAAGCAGGAAGTTAAATCAACTACCCTGAAGGTCGAAGTCAAAGATGATGATTTAGACGAGGTCAAGGAATTAAAAAATGTTGTTAATTCACTGACTACTCAGATTTCAAACTTAACAAAACAGGTTACTACTAAGAATGAAGAATCTACCTCGGCCTCTGAAATAGAGAGGGACAAGAAGATTGATGCGTTCTTTGATAGTAAAGCTGCTGAGTATGTTGAGTTTGGAAACAGCAAGGAATTGTCCCCTGTCGCATTAGCTATGAGACGAAACATTTGGGACTCAGCAGATAACATTCTGATTGGGGCACAAGTGAGTGGGCAAAAAGTTTCTATTGAGGAGGCTCTTGATGCTGCAATGAGCCTTTATGAAAATAAAAATCCTCAGAAGAAAAAAGTAAGTCGTGAGCAGGTGCTCAAAGAAGTAGAAACAAGAGAAAAAAATCTTATCCAGAGACCCACATCCAAAAAGAACTCAACACCGGCAGCAAAGGATACTCGTGGAGAGTTGATAAAGGCCGTTACTAAAGTTCTAAGTAAAGGTGAGGGTGGATGGTAAAAAAGGAAAAACAAAATGGCAAATAGTAATAACTATGTACCGGAATCAAGCATTCTCGATTTAGTGAATGCTACTATTCCGTTCAGAAAGAGATTGGAGTGGGGTTCTCCTGCGGAACATCAGGACTTCCCAATTCTTAATCGTGCTTTGGCAAAAGGCATGAAGGCCACTGGTGGCCATAAAGTAGAGTTTAGAACTGCCCTGAAGAAATCTACAAAGGGTGGCTTCACTGGACTCTATGCAACAAGAGAATACAACCACGAAGATTATCTGGTAACTGGTGAATCTCCTTGGGCACATCTCTACACCTATTGGATGTACGATGGCCATGAGACAGCCATGAATCGTGACCCAGAGCGTATCGTAGATATTCTGGAAGTTGGTCGTCATGAAACCATGACAAAGCTGGCAGGTATTTTTGAGGAAGCATGCTGGCAGACTATTATCGGGGAATCTACTGAATTTGGTAGTCTCCGTGGTATCCCTTATTGGGTATCAAAAGCTGGCACTACCTCTCTTGATAGAAGTGCTAATGTCCTGACTACTGTTGGTAACATTAACCCAACTACTTACCCACTGTGGGCTAACTATGTTGGTACGCACACCACCCCGGTAGCAAATTTGGTAGCTGGAACTATTGCTTCCACTATTGAAGAGGATTCGTTGTCTCTGTTGAATGCAATGAATTTGGCCCAGATTAAAACCAAGTTCAAAGCACCGCAGAACATTGCTCACATTGTGGACAAGAATCCGCTGGGCAATTACAAGATTTATGTCAACACGGCCTTCTCGGTAGCGTGGGGCTTAATTCTTCGTCATTACAACCTCGGCAACAACTTTGGTTTTGACCTTGCTAAGTTCAATGGTCAGCATGCTTTCAATGGTATCCCAATGGAAACTGTTGAATATCTTGACCTTGTAGCTGATGGTGGTTATGGTGTTGAGACTATTCAGGGTAAGTATCCTGCATATTTCATCAACTCCAACGAACTTGAGACAGTTGTTCTCAGAGGTTATGAGTTTAAGGAATCTGCTCCGCAGTTGATGCCGGGCAATCCTAACGTAGCTGTAACGAATGTAGATTTCAGCGTTCAGCTTGTTTGTAAGAACAGGAAATCTCAGGCTCTTGTATATGGTACTGCATAATAGCAGAGGAAGGAAAATACAATGAGTGTTGATTTTAGTTACGAAGAGAATGACTATTCAAATGATGCAGATGACCGAATTAAGGTTTCCCGTGTAGCAGATACAACGGGAGATTTTTACGGCCTGTTGGTTGATGTGGGTGATGTATTTAGAGGTGCAGGAGCGGCTGGCCCTCGTAGTTACGGTGTTGGTATTCTTGGAGACAAGACTGCTGGTATCCTGATTACTGCTGGCTGTGACGATGCCCTGTTGCGTATTTCTGGAAGCAACTATGTTGCCAATGAAGAGATTTATTACTTCCGTGGTTTAAACACCAATGTAAGTAATCGCTCTGGCGGCGTTGTCGGCGGTCTGGAAAACTTAATCAGTGTATCCGCTAAAGTGGGCAGTGTACAGTCAACCGTAAAGGGTTTGAATGTAGATGCTCAGGATTTGGCTGCGGATACAGGTGATGAGTTTGGTGGACTTGATGTATCTTGCAACCGTGAGGGTGGAGTTAATACCAAGGAATACGCATTGAAGTTGCGTACTCGTGGCACAATCAATACGGCACTTAAAACCGCCATCTTGATTGAAAAGGGAACTGACCTTGGCTTCTTGAAGCTCTTGGAAGTTGATGCTGCGGCATCTGTTGGTGCTTATGCTTCAACTGGGGATGCTCCTGCTCTTGCGACAGGTGACATTATGATTCCTGTCAAGATTGGTGCTACCACCTACTACATTCCTGCTTTACAGGATACTGGTGTTTAATTAGGCGTTAATGGGGAAACGGATTTTCTCTAAATGCGTGATGGTGGGGTTGGTAGGAGACTGACCTCACCTCACATTTTTTAAAGGGAAAATACCATGGATAAAATTAGTGTTGAAGATGCAATAAAAAATATATACCAAGTAATATCTCAGGTTAGGGGTACTGTCAACGGGCAGACTCTTAATGCTGTTGAGATGATTGCTATTATGCAGAGCCATAAAGTAATTGTTGACGAGCTATCTAACAGACAGTTAAAGATTGATAATCTCACAGAGGAATTACGAAAAGAAAAAAAGGAATAAATAATGTCTGAGAGTACCTTCAATAAAACATTTTCAGAACTTTACAAAGATGTACTTGAATATCAGGGTGCTGGCAGGGACAGTACAGACGCAACTAAGATAGCCAAAGCTAAGAGGCGTGTTAATGACGCATATCGTAAGTTTCTGGCTCTTGATTGGGGATTCTTATTGAAGCAAGCAACTTTAAAGGTTGATGCCGGAAAAGATACATACGAACTCCCCGATGATTATGCTGTAATAAAGACACCGTTCAAATGTTACCCTAACACTTCATTTGCTAATCCCACAGAGGAAACCATTTCTCGTATATGGGAATACCAAATGTATTACCCTCAAAATGGGCCACCACAGTTTTACACTTTTATAAGTTCTTATGATGTTAAGGTTGGGATAAGATGCAGCGTTGTATTCTATCCCGTTCCCTCACAGTCTATTGAGTATCACTATGAGTACAAGATTTTCACAAATGTTCTTACGGCTGATACAGACATTCCGTGTTGCCCGGCAAATATCTCCCACGTCTTAGCCGAATTTTGCTTGACTGAGGTTGAGATGTTTGATGAGGATGGTGCAAAAACAGCACACACAAACAATCTATACAACGTATTGCTCCCACAGGCTATTCGAGAAAATGCAATAAGAAAACCAAATACGGTCGGGACGTTTGGCCCGAATAATGTCAACTCCCCATTTGGAAACGTGGGGATAATTTATGGCACAAGGTTTCAGTATTAGGTGAAGAAGGGTGGTATGGGTAATGGCAAGTAATGCAGAATCTCAAGAGCAAGTTAAAGAATTGTTTTTTCCCTTTAAGGGTTTTAACGAGAGTGGCTCATATAAAAGTCAACTCGGAGTAACGTCCCCTCTCGTAGCAAATGTCCGAGTTCGAGATGTTGCAGAAAATAGAGCAAGGGGTGGTCAGAGACCGGGATTATCAAAAGCGTTAGCAGAACAGGCCGGGGAGGATAGGCCTGTGATTAAAATGTTGACGTGCACCAATACTTATATAAACCCAGAATAAGGAGTTAAGATGTCGGCGGAATTTCACACAGAGGGACTTCAGTATTTACTGGAAGTTGCTTTTACAAAAGAACAAAGTGTCCCAACAAATTATTATGTTGGACTTTGTACGGATGCTTCCTTGGCGGAGGATGCTGCACTTGCAGACCTCACAGAGGTTAGCGGGACAAGTTATGCAAGGCAGACGGTGGCTGCGGGAGCAACTGACTTTACTTCTGCCGCTAAAGGTGTAGCCGGGGATAGAAAAGTAACTACCAAGGAGGTTACATTTACAGCGGGTGGAACTTGGACGGGAGCAAATACTGTATTTATTGCAACAACAGTAAATAACACAGGAAAGCTCATAGCGTCTGTTCCTCTATCTGAGACAAGGACATTGGTAATTGGTGACACTTTAACAGTCTCTATTGAAATTGATTTGGTGGGTTAAATTGTGAGTACCTTAAAGGATTATTACATAGCCGCTGGGACAGGTACTGCCTATGTTAGTGGTACCCAATGGCGAGCCCAGACATTTATTGCATCTTCAAACTATACTATCTGTTCGGTAAAGTTAAAAGTACAACGTTCTGGATATGGTGGTGGAAATGTTATTGCTGCAATACGAAACACAACAGCAGGTATCCCATCAGGCTCAGATTTATGCTCAATAGTAGTAAATAGAGACCTTCTGGAGGCATCTCCGGGAGGTTGGTACGAATTTATTTTCTCATCCCAGATTTCACTTGTAAGTGGGACGATGTATGCAATAGTCTTTAAGGGCTCTATCCCGGATAGCGGGAATATGGTATATTTTACAGGAAGTGGGGATGAATACCCAGCGGGGAATCATTTTTATACAAATGACAGTGGGGGCAGCTGGACACAGTACTATACTGGAACGTCTGACATAGCGTTTGAAACTTATGCCGCAGGTGCAGCATACAGTGAAGGAACTTTAATCACTTCTGGCTCTGGCTCAGCCCTATTATTATCTGAGGAATATGTACCTAATCCAAATGCAGAAGGAACAAAGGGAGTGTGGGTGTGGGGATTTTCGTCCCTCGCAAGTGAGGTATTTGTAAGAAATAATTGGATTCCACCAAAGCCAGTTGACCCCGGCCTTACTTGGGACGAAGCTACAAGTAGCTGGATTGCTGATGATGGTAGGGCAGGTGGAAGGTGGAGAAATACACTTGTTGTGATAGCACGAAATGAATCAGGAACATCCAACCTCTTATATAGTCACTAAGAGTCTTTAAGAGTCTTTAAATATGAGTAAATTTAGAAACGTACAATCTGCTGGGAATTGGCAACCGGGGGGAATCTATACTTTTGAGGTTGACGAGAATGCAGACGGGGCTGAGACAATAGAAGTACAAGACCCGGATAGTGGAAGTTGGGTGTGGGATGGTTTATGGGAAAATTACTATTATGACCCCAATAAGGAAACTGGCCAGTACTTCTTTAGTTGGTACGAGAACTGGTGGGCAAATGCACACACAGTTGATGCAATAGCGTATGCTCAGTGGTATGTGTGGACAAATATATCCGGGGATGAATGGGCTATGATGCCACAAGGCACACCAGACGCATCAGGATATTATTTATTCAGTAGAAAAAATAGTTATTATTGGGTGGCGGGAGAGGGTACAGTTGAGCGGACTGCCACAAAGTACTTTAGCCTTATATCTCTTGAGGACGTATTAGCTAATAATGGGGAATATCCAGACGGATATTATGTTCCATCAGGGGTGGGTACAATCCTATATGACAACAATGCAGGAAATCAAATGGGAGCAGTTACCGGGGGTTTGACGATACTAAATCTTCAGTCTCTTGAGGATGGTTGGGTTAGGTACACTGTTCAGGTGTCTTCTACTTTAGCAAGAGGAAATTATTACCTCAAGGGTGCAACATATCTGGTGGCAGATGGTGGTGCGGGGGGGAGTGTGGGTTAATGGATTGGGAATTTTTTCCTATAACGGTTGGAGAGCCTCCTGAAGTGGAGGACATCATTCCAACACCGGAGGTTGATGTGAGCTATGCCCCCGACAAGTCCTTTGTATTTGAGGACGGGGAATGGAAATGGGCACTCACACCGGATGTCAACGGTGGTGGAAGATACAAAAATAATATACTGGTTATAACCTTTGATACCAATGGTGTTGGTAAATTATTGTGGGGATAAATAAATGGCTACCTTAACAGCTTTTAGTGCGACACATGGCTTTACTGCGGGAGACCTCGATTTGTCAGGGTATGTTGCTGCGGTATCTGCTTATCAACAGGTTTTTATAGCGGATGGCAGACCGTACAATGCAGATATTCACTTATCTGGCTACCACAAGATAAATTTTACGGGAACTAAAATAACAGGTGTTTTGACGGGAAGTATCTCTGTTGGGGATTCTGTTACACAGGATACATCTCTTGCCGAAGGAGTGGTCAGTGAAATTTTAAGTGCTACAAGCTATTTGATTTATAGAACTAAGGCAATAGAATTTAATGCTACCAATCACATACATAAAGACGCAGGAAATTATATAACACCATCCGCTGTAACAGCACCACCTCATTGGTTAAATTGGACGCTAACGGCTGGGGAGTTTCCAGATGGGGGCTCAAATGTAATGACCCTCTTTGAGGGAAGATTGTGGATGAACTCAATGTTTCACCCCAATCAGTGGTTTGCAACAGAACAAGATGACCCGCTCAACTTACTCCCGGATAGTGCAGACGTTCAGGCGGCAATTACATCACAGAGCTCTGAGGCCGGTCAAGTGGCAGACCCACTTGTTTCCCTAATTGCCTATAATGACAACTATTTGATTTATGGGCTGGCTAATTTTCTGTATATCTTACGAGGAGGCTCAACAGGAAGTGGTGCATTAAGCTGTTTTACTAAGGAGACAGGAATCTTTTCTCCTGACAGTTATTGCTGGGACAATAATGGAAATTTATATATTATTGGGTTGACAGGATTTTTTAAAGTTCCAAGTGAGATGGCTACGGGAGGGGCTGTGTTAGATAACATTTCCCTTAGACTTGTTCCAAATCTTTTCCCAACGATAAAATTAAATAGACTTACGGACAGAGTTGTAATGGGTTTTGACAGGGATTCCAACATCATTGAGGTAGCAATTTCTACTCAAGATGGCGTGTGGAAGAATTGTTTCTCTTATGATGTAGCAAATGATGCCATCATCCCTGACACATTTCCAGTAGGGAAAGTACCATCATCTTTTCTTTATGTGAATAGTTATCAAGATGACCTGTTGGGATTACTTGTCGGGTGCTACGATGGGTTTGTGCGTAAGTTCGATAGGGATGCAAAGGACGATGATGGGGAGGCTATTGATAGCTACTGCTTATTTGGCCCGATTACAGTGGAGGACGTAATTAGGGCAAACATTAAAATAAAAGAAATTCAAATAATTTTGTCAGAGGACTCTGATGGGTTGTCTTGGTATTTGTATCAAGGTAAATCTAACGAGGAGATTGTCGCTGGAATAAAGGGAGGTACAATAACCCCCACACACACAGGGACATTTACAGCAGGAGGTCGTCAGGTATCTATCAGTGAAAAGATAGCCGGGGAGAGTATTGCAATTCTCTTTCGGAATACTGTCTTAGGTACAAGCTGGGGCTTAGAGGGCGTTAAGATAAAATATAGTTTAAGTGGAAGTGCAAAGGATAATTAAATGAGTCAGAGTAGTGATTATAATTCGGCCTTAAAAACAAGTCAGGCAAGGTATCAGTCAATGGTAGATGAGCTTAATGCCGCAAAAACAACGGCAAGTGCAGACATCGCCAGTGAATACGGTGAAGTCGCTTCAATGTACGCTTCCGGTGGTTCTTATGGGGCGGGGCAACGGGCAGAACTTGAGGACACTCTGGGGAAGGGTGTGGCACAGGAGCAGGCAAATCTTGTTGCAACAGGTATGTCATCTGGCTCTATGGCGGCTGGGACAAGAAGTAAGTATGCTAAGAATTTAGCTACTGGGTATAAGAATATAGAGGATACTCGAACTGATAAATACGCTTCTGCCCTGACTGCTGTTGCTGCTGCGAAGGAATCGAGGGGGTCAAGATTAACCTCTGCATATCAAACATCTGCCCAACTTATTCAGGGCTTTAAAGACCCAACCGTTTCTGAATATGCCAATGAGGAAAAAATCAGTAAGGCGAAAAATACGGCCAGCTTACAGGCAACAGCTATGACTCAGAGTGCTGAAACTGCAAGAAATAATGCAAGCATTGAAGCGGCACAAAAACTGGCTGAAACTAAATATGCGTCAGGTAGTACATACATTTAAGGGATATAAATAATGCGACCATTTCGCTTGCATTGGATTCCGGGGGATGAAGCTGACCTTGAGAGACAGCTTAACCTTCTCACAAAGTGGGTAGCTTCACAGGGAACGACTATAAATTCTTCCCCAGAATTTGCTGGATTAACTCTAACCGGATTATCAGGCGTACTGAAGGCCACGGTGGGAGTTGTATCTGGCTCAGCCAGCTTTGACAATTTAGCCAACGGCAGTTCTGTTACAATGCGAACAAACCTAAACGCAGACCTGTTGGATGGCCACCACTCCTCTGATTTCCTTGGAGTTGGGGCAGAGACAGACCCTATCTTTGTAGCTGCCTATGCCCATAGTATTACAGGTGTTGACGGCACAACAATAGAAAACACCGCTGGTGTTTTAAATGTAAAGTCGGGGGTATTTCAAGCGGCTGGTTCTTATCAAACTCAGGACGCTGACCTTGATGCAATAGCTGCTTTGGGCTTTGTATCCACATCTTTCCTTAAAAAAACTGCCCTTAATACTTGGGCGTTAGACACAAATGTTTATCTTACTGCGGAAGCAGATACTCTTGGAACTGTTGTTGACAGGGATGCAAACGCAGGTGCAACAATAAATGTTGGGGCAGGAAATACCCTCGTTCTTGCAACAGGCTCAATAACAGATACAACTGGTGCAATAAGTTTTGGAAATGAAAATTTATCAACAACAGGAACTTTAGGTGCAGGGGCGATAACAGGAACAAGTTTAACTGGTTCTGGTTTGACCTCTGGCAGAGTACCTTATATTTCAACTGGCGGGTTGCTAACCGATAGTGCAAAATTAACATTTGATGGCTCATCCATTATTTTAACAGAATCAACTGCTGCCGCCATAGACCTAACTACCGCCGGAGGAACTTCTGGTGTCCATTCACTTATAAAGTTATCTACCAAAATAGGTGGTGCAACAGAAGTAGGCGGGATAACATCTGGGTTCAATAAAAACAATGGTAATGAGTTTTTCCACTTGATAGGTGGTGGCACTAACTCATCTATATTTGGTGGTTGCGTTTCTGCTGATGGGTATAGAAGATTTAAGATTACCGCCGATGGTACTATTTATTGGGGAAGTGGTGCGGCGACACAGGATACAAATTTATATCGTGCAGCCACAGACATCCTTAAAACTGATGATTCTTTTTTAGTTGCTGGTACTCTCGGCGTTACCGGCCTGATAACGGCGATAGGAGGAATACGTATTCCTACAACAGAAGATATTCAGTTTAGAGATTCTGCTTTAAAAATATGGTCTGATGCTGATGGTTATTTAGACGTTGCTGCGGATGTTGGATTTAGAGTAAATGCACCTACAATTTATAAACCGTCCACTACGCAGGCTGTAACAGGCGTAGGAACTACAATCCTTGCCAATGCTACGATGATAATGTTGAATCCTGACGCAGATTACACGCTGACTTCTGCACCAACGATAGCCGATGGCACAACTGGACAAATACTCTATATTTCCTGTCCAGCGGCAGAGGGAAATACTGTAACGTTCCAAGACCAGGGAACGCTTGCTGGTTCTAATTTACAGCTTGGCGCAACGACAAGAAGTATAAAAGGCGAAGATGTACTTTGCCTTATCTTTGGTGATAGTTGCTGGACAGAAGTATCTTACGCAAACAATAATTTTTAGGGAAACCCAAAATGGCAAAATATCTAAGCAAAACTGATTTATCAGGAAATGACCCCAACGCTGTTGCAATGGTTGGGGGGGAACATTACCCCGTTTCAAGTAGTGGGGCAATTATGCCACAGATAACAAAATTTGACTCAAATCAAGGAAGTGCTGTTGCAGAAATTAGGCAACCCTTTGGTGATGTTGACGACATTGACAGCATTATACAGAGGAAGTATGATGCTCAAATGACCTTTGCAAAAGCTAAATATCATGCTGCCATGAATGATGCAAGGGTAATGGTCTTTCAAGAGGGGAAACAAGTTGAGATAACTGACCCCGCTCTGGCTGCTCTTGGTACGGCGGAATTGCAAAATGACGTGGAAGATATTAAGATATGGGAACATGGACTGAAGGGAAAGATGGAGCTCATTGGCAAGCAGGAGACTCTTACCCAAAGGGACAAGCAGAACAAAATATATGAAATTCTTGGTGAGACAAAAGACGCTGTTCTCACACCTACTGCCAAGAAGCCCAAGCAATTGTTTTCTGACTCTCAGATTTTGACAACTGCCGGAAAGATGGTAAATAAAATTACTGAGGGTGGGACAACAAGTGATGCCTACGGTGTTGCTAATGCTGAATTGGGTTTTGGATGGGAACAGCGTTA